TTTTGTTTCCATTTTTCAAGTTCTTCCTGCATTATATACACACATAATACAGATCCAAAAATCTTCAACCCTGATTATTCTACTTTAATTCAATAGGTTTTTAAGGTCAGAAGCCGACTTAGCATCAGACAGTTGTCTTTCCTGTTCTGCTTTTTGTAACTTTAACATCATCTCCATTTCATGTTTTTCCTGCATCATTTGGAGTTTTAACCGATGTTCTATAAGCTTTTCTTGTTGTTCGACGTCGTTTTGACGGTCATTTTCTAAAACCTCTCCATCTTCAGACATTTCAGCAGATTCCTGTTGCTCTCTCTGTATCTTGGCTAACTTACGTCGACCATTAAGGATTAACTCAGATAATTTTTGAAGTCGTTGGTTAAACTCAGCCACCCTATCCGCTATCGTTGGGTCTTGTTGGATATTTTCTAAATGCTCAACTGAGTGCTGGAACACATTCATAGAACGTGTTGCTGCTTCTTCGATAGACATTTGCCCTTCTTCAACAGCCGCGAACATCTCTTCAATAACGGGAAGATGTATATCCAAATGTATGACGTGGAACTCATCTGGGTAAACCGTAATCTCTTTACCTTCGATAAGGTGTTCAGTTTCAAGTTGAGCTACTTTAGCATCTACTGGGGCCCTTCTGTCAGGTCTTGCTGGTATGTACCTGTCAGCCGCATCGTGTCCAACTAATGAAGCTACTTGGTCTCTAAAAAGATTATGGCGTCCATCTGCATCAAACGCTCCAGCTAACTCGTTGAGTTGTTGAAGGCTTACAGACCGTTTAGCTTGACTTCCGCTTCCTACCGCCCTAACCGCACGAGTCTTTTTAAGGTCTATAGCAGCTAAAGCCTCCATAGGAACTCCTCTAGCAAAACAGCGCTCCCTAAATTCGTACACAGCTGAACCTCCTTGTTCTCCGGGGGTGTAATCCAAACGGAAAAATCGTCGTGCTACCTCAATATGAAACCTGTCCCAAGGGTTATAAAATAAATTTAATGCTGTAACATTTAACTTAGCTGCTTCTTCTAAATGTGCGGCCACTTCAAAACGTGTTCTTCGGTCACCTTTACCAAATATACCCGTAGTAGAATACTGGCCAGCACGTTCTTGCACCATTTGGGACAAATCACTTAAGACAGGCATCATAGTTTGTGAAGTGTTAGGGGCAGCCCTGTCTACAAACTTCATGTTAGGTGGTAGTATAGCGAAAGGCCCAAAATAATTAAACGCAAAGTTTTCTAAGGACCTTTCATCTTCAGGCTGTACCATAGGAGATCCTGCAAGCATTGCGTTATCGACAGCTTGAGACCTTATCCTGTTGCTGACCTGAAGATGGTGGTAAAGTTTAAATCCTAAACCTCTTATACTGTGAAATGTTCCATTAGTTCCTATACCATAAGTAAAAAATGTAAAAGCCTCATCTATACTCTTATACCTACCAACTCTTTTATATAGAAAGTCTTTATTGTCACCTTTATCTAAGGTTATGAGGTGTGAAACAGTACCGTTAAACTCTTTAACCCACATGTGCACTAATTTAACCCTAGTAGCTTTTGCGGATGACCATAGGTCATTGTTTTTCATTTGCGCTTGAATGGACTCCCAATTATTAAATTGTGAATTTGTAGAATCAGTAGCCTTTATAATAGCATCACGTACTTCTTTAACATTCCACCCAAGGTCTTCAGCTATTTTAGGATCTTCAATATATTTATACAGGTCATTAACTTGTACAGACCTTCTGGCTGCTGCGACCTCAATAGCTCCTTCAGTCGCTTGTGTCTGTCTAGGTATAAGGATGTCTCCTAAACCTGAAGACCTCCACTGCCAAGAACGTTCATCCTCAAAATAGTTTACACCCACTCCATGTCCCACAAAATGATTACATAAATTTAAATATTCATAATTAAATCTAGGCCACTTCCTTAACTGAAAAGAATATTCTTCTGAAAGAATCCTACCCCACTCAATACGTTGTTTAGGGTCTCCAAAGACAGTTTCTACACGAACTAAAGTTTCTACAGAATTAATTAAATCAACATACGCTGACATAGCCGCTTCTAAAAACTTTTCAGCTTCTCCAAAATTCAAGTTGCATCTAAATGCTTGCCCTGAATTTCTTAAGGCTGCATCTGAATAAGGTGGAGTGCCGTCAAACATCGCTTGAACTCTTGATCGATTGATGGCGGATAACTCGTCCCCCTGTCGCAAGCTCTCAAATATTTCATTCGCTGCTTTAACGTCTTTTATTCTAGTTGTGGGTGCCCCTCCAGACTCATTTAAAGTTTGAAGAGGTAGTTCTGAAATTTCCTGTAATCCCGATGGCATAATAATATACTAATTTGCCACGTTGCAGACTAAGTATCAAGGAGAGTTCTGTGAGAAGATCCAGTAATATCAAATGACTTCATTTTATTAGCCCAAGACTTTTGTCTACCTGTATTAACAGAGAATCTTTCACCTCCCATAAACCCGTGTCTGGACCTACATAAATCAATCAATATAAAAGCTGCGTCAGCAATGTCTGGGGACTTACCCACACGAGCTTTAAAGTCAATCTTTGACTCCACTCTTATCTTAACTGAAGTGCCGCTCGTTACATACCTACGTCCAACCATTTCTTTAGCTAAATCATTAAATATACCCCTTAACTGGTGCGACCTGAGTAATTCCTGCCCTTGATACCATATCTCTGACATTCTATTAAGATACCGTTCGTGGCCCGGTGTTCTATCTGTAGCGGACACAGGTCTGTCGGAAGCTTTACCCGCAAAGTTAACGGCTAAAACTTGGGAAGACCATTCAACGCTAACAATATCGTGAAAAGGTCCTCCGGCTCCTGTAGCGTCACAAGCAGCGTTTTGAGGTAAAACTCCCCCTTTAACACAAGCTGCTTTGAACTTTCTAGCTATTTGCACAGATCTTGGAGTATTTTTATCATTTATGTCTTCACTTAAAACCTCATAGCGGTCAAATTGAAGGACTTGAACCCCATCTTCCTCTCCTAGACGGCCAAAAAATACAACAGATCTATCACCTCCATTTGTAAAAGAAGGATCAATAGCAGCTACAAGAACAGGTTCTTTATCAAACCTAGCTTTGTGGGAGGCTACCCCTCTGATAAGGTCGGCTTCTGAATAAACCCCACTGTCGACTCCGTCAGGACACCAGAATCCTTTGTACATTCGATAATATAGTAAAGAATTTTCTCCATAGTCTCTTTTAGCAGCTTCTACTGTTTCTCTGGAAGGCATCCAAGGATATATAACTTTACCGCTCAATACATTAGGATTCTCTTCAGCATTAAAGCGGATACATTTACCTCGAGAAGTTTCCCACTCAGAATCGTTTTCTGTAACGGAACCCCACCCTGAAGCAGGAGCTGAAAAAACACCGAACGCATCAAAATGAGAATTAGGGTTACCTAAACCAATCATTTGAAAATGAGGGTTAGTGCTCAAGTTAGTATAAGCCGCGTGTATTAAACTTTCAGGAAGTTCTGGCAACTCATCAGCTAGTAAGATGAGCCTTTTCATTTTAATACCTACTAACTTTCCAATAGCTTCTTTTTCTTTACGTTTTTCTAGCAGGCACTAGAACAATCCCTGTAGACTCCCAATAACCTCCATTCTTTGACAACCCTTTTATCTGCCCTAAAGAGGGAACTAACTTACCCGGCAGGCCGGGAACGGCTGACCAAAGTTCAGTTATAGACTTCCAAATACGTCGTCGAGCCTCCCTTAATGTTGTAGAAGTAGCTATAACTAAAGTGTTATATGGATCAGCTAAGTAGTTAATGATCCCCCATAAAGCTACAGTATCTGACTTACCTGAAGAAGCACACCCGGCAATGGATAAGTATTTATTCTCGCATGCTTCATATATCATATCTTCCGCCCAAGGAGACCATATAAAATTTCGGGAAACTGGTTTATCTGGATTGTTCCATAGTAAATCTACCGCATTCTTAAAGTGTTCAAAAGTACCTAAACCTCCCTGTTCAGGACTTCTTTCATGTAAAAAGGCATGTAACTCTATAGTTAAGTCATTAGTACCTGCAGGAAATTGAAAACCGTATTTAGATATAGCCACAATGCAGTCTACACTATAATTTTTTAGTTGCC